GTAGACTCGGATGCTGTAATTCATCCTGAGACATTGGATTGGACTTTATATTTGCCAAAAGATACTGTTTCACATAACGGAAGAGATTTTGCTAATATACGCTGGAGGTACAATGATTATATGCGTAGGGATGGCAGACATTGGGGAAGTTGTAATTGGTTTACCATAGCCAGTGATTGGTGTGTGGATTTATGGAGACCATTAGAAATACCATTTGAGGAAGCTGTGGAGAATATCTTTCCTACAAGGCAAGAAAGGAATGCAGTTACAGAAAGAGATCATTTAATTGATGATTATGCCCTTTCTAATAATATTGCCCGTTTTGGTCTGAAGGCTAAAACGATAATGGATGTGCAAAAAGACTTAGGATTTGCTGATAGTTCTTTTCATTATCATTTATATAATATAACTGAGAAAGAAAAGTTGGAAGGATATTTAGATGTGGTTTCAGGAAAGCAAATAGATGGTATAATAAAGTTAGTGAATGAAGTTTGGACTATTCCAGAATATGTAAAGAATTACGGAAAGTAAATCATGGGAAATATAACCTATAATAGTACAGCAAATACATCTTGGCTTTCTCCAGTATCGGGAACCGTTACGGTTGAGGTATGGGGAGGTGGTGGGAGTGCTGGCCATTATGGGAGGACTTCATCACCTCATGGTGGAGGTGGTGGTGGTGGTGGAGCTTATGTAAGAGCAAATGTTACGGTTACATTAGGAACAACCTATACCATAGCGGTTGGTGGTGGAGGGGCGAATGCAGCAAACAATGCCAACGGAGCAAACGGAGTAAACTCACAATTCAATAATAACGAGATTAGGGCTCACTTTGGAGGGAGAGGGTTAAATACTGGTACAGCAGGTGAAGCAGGGGTATTGGCATCTTGTGTTGTTCCCGCAGGAGGTCAAGAATATAACGGAGGTAACGGAGCAGCCAACGCAACTACAACAGGTGGAGGTGGAGGTGCAGGTGGTGGTACTACGGCAAAAGGTGAGAACGCATCGGGAGCCACAGGAGGATCAGGTGCGGCAGGTGGTGGAGCAGGAGGAAATGGTGGGGCAAGTAATACGGCAGGAACATTAGGAAGTATCCCTGGAGCAGGTGGAGGAGCAGCAGGAGGTAACTTAGGAACTACCTTCAAGAGATCAGAGAACGGTAGTAATGGTCAGGTTAAGATTACTTGGGATGGATTGAAATCAAGTGCTTTAGTAGCTTTTGCAACTCTGGTAGGAACCATGTTGGGTAAGGCTACAATACAAATTGCTGGTAGTACAACAGGTGTAGCCACTAATACTCCAGTATTGCAAGGTAAAGGTAAACTGATTGGTCAAACTAATGGAGTTGCTACTAATAATGCAGTAGGTAATCTTAAAGGAGTCTTGGCTGGTAGTACTACTGGAGTATCTACTAATAACTCAGGTACGGTAAAAGGCAAAGGTAAATTGTATGGAGCTGTTACTGGAGTACCTTCTACCAATAATGCCATTTTAAAAGCCAAAGGTAAGTTATATGGTTCTACAACAGGTGTTGCCTCAAATACACCAAGTTTAAAAGGAAAGGGTAATTTAGCAGGAAGTACCACAGGAGTGGCTTCAGGAGGATCTACTACGGAAGATTTCTCAAGTTATGGCACTGGTACAATCAATGGGCAGAATGGATGGTATGATGTAACAAGTTATGGGAGATCAGCTTCCGTTGTTGATTTATCAGGGGATAAGGCACTTGATTTTGGATTGTTTAGTGGTGGGACTGATGGTGGTTCAGGTAAGAATAGTACAAGCAGGGATATATCATTTAAACTAAAAAGGTATTCAGGGCGTTGTGATGTGTATTTCTTTTGGGGGAATGATACTCTTGAGTTACATTTTAGAAAAACATTAATCCTTCCATATATTCTTTGGGGTAGTCCTTATGATGGGGCAGAAAGAGGTATTGATTATACAGAAGGTGATATTATAAGGATTGTTTATGACAGTGGAGTTTGGACTTTTTATTGTAACGGGGTACTTGATACCAATTGGGGAGCCTCTACTTCTCATGGGTCAGGAGGAGTATATACTCTTACTCCAACTAATTGGGATGATCACTATACTTGGTATGGAGGTTGTTATGCGGGAGCTTTATTCAGTATTGATGATATTGTTGTATCAAATACAGGTCTTGGTACACTAAAAGGTAAGGCTTCTTTAGCAGGTCAATCCAATGGTACAAGTGAAGGAGTTACTGGAACCATACAAGGTATTGCTCCGATCTCTCTTACTACCAATGGTATTGCTACGGTTAGTGGTACTTTACAAGCCAAAGGGAAGTTATATGGACAGACAAATGGTATATGTAGTGTAGGTATTATAATATTGGCTGAAGGACAGTTAATAGGTTCTACTACTGGAGTATCTACTAACAATGCCATTCTTACCGCCAAAGGAAAACTATATGGTCAAACAAATGGTATTGCTAGTGATTTATCTACCTTACAAGCCAAAGGTAAACTGATTGGTTCTACTACTGGTGGGGCTACCAATAATGCTGTTTTATGGTATCAGATTATTACTATTGATATTGTAGGGCAAACAAACGGAGTTGCTTCCAATAATGGAATACTAAAAGGTAAAGGGAAGTTAATAGGGGCAATCACCGCCCCATCTACCGTGTCAGGTACGTTAAAAGGAACAGGACGCCTAAATTCTACTTCTAACGGGATTGCCTCTATTTCTGCCCTCTTGTATGCCAAAGGTAAGTTATATGGTCAGATCAATGGTATAGCTACTAATAACCTTACAATAACAGGAAAAGGTAAGTTGTATGGTTCTACCACTGGTTATGCCACTTGTGAGGCTATGCCAATACTTCTTACTGCTAAAGGCACTGTAAATGGTGTAGCCACAAATAATGCAATACTCCTTGCCAAAGGAAAACTGTATGGTCAGATAAATGGGGTTTCCAGTAATAATGCTATAATAAAAGGTAAGGCTCCAATAGCAGGACAAATAAATGGAGTGTCTTCTAAGAATGGAGTGTTAAAAGGATCAGGCAAGTTAATTGCTCAGGTTAACGCCATTGCGTCGAATTCTGGGGTTTTAAAGGGTAAAGGAGTAATAACAGGTCTTATACAGGCTTATTCTAGCATAGGCGGTACATTAGGTGGTAGAGGTGATTTAACGGGTGAGATTGTTACAAGTGCTACCGTATCAGGTATTATGGCTGGTGTGGGTAAGTTACTTGGTATTACTGAAGGTATAGCTGATATTCGAGCAACTGGGCATGCTAGGGCTCAAGGAGCTTTATGGGGACTGATAAGTGGAGAAGCCACTACTATTGGTCAATTACTTGGTAAGGGAGAATTAAAAGGACTGATTCAGGGAATATCAGAAGTGTCTGGTATAGGTCTTGTCAGGTTAAGATATGAAGAGATACAAGGCAATAGCTATATTACACTGACAATAGATAAACAATCTCCAATTACGTTGCAGATTGATAAGGATAGTATTATTATGCAAGAACTTGTTAAAAACAGTATAATAGATGAGTAAGATATTTGTAGATCAGACAAGTCTCCGGATTATTCTAACTACCAATGTAGTTATAAGCAATCCAAACGCTGTGGAGATTCATTACCGTAAACCAGATGGTACAGTAGGTTCTCTTTCAGCAACTGTACAAGATCCAGTGACAGGTGTAATTCATCATGATTTGGATTCAGACAGTACATTATTAGACCAGAAAGGGGCCTGGAAATTTTGGTCTTACGTAGAGTTTAGTGACGGACGTAAGGCTCGTGGAGAAACTGTTGGAGTAACAATTTGGAGTGAAGATGAGTAAGGTAAGTATATGGACTAAGTTTACAGCTGTGGAAAAAATAATAGCCTTCGTGCTTATGTTAGGAGGTGCAGTTGGTTCAACGTATGGAATATTTAATGTGATCCATGATAAGAATGAAAAGATTGTATCGGCTGTGACAAAAAAGGAAATGAATGAAATGTTTAAAGGATTAAGGGACACAACTCAAATGGTATATAAAAATCAAGTAGATTTGAGTACTACAGTAAATGGAGTTATTGGTGGATTTGGTATAATGGAACAAAATATAATCACTCATATTCGGAATGATAAAGATATTCCAACCGAGCAGAAGTTTGATATAATTTTGAAGTTAATGAAGCAAATAGATTCTACAATGTTGAAAGCAAATATGATAAAACCCAATGTCTCAATTAAAACTGAAAGATTATGGCCAACAGAAAACCGTTAGATAAAAGAGATCCGGAATTTCTTGATCAATTATATGTAATAGGAATGTCGGATAAGTCCATTGATGATATGACCTTTTCTATAGGGGATCATCAATTCCTTGTCAGATTATTAACTAGCAGGGATGAAACATTAAAGGCTGATGTTAAGAAGATTTTTGAGGATGAAAGTAAATCTCTTGCTGCAGCTCTTGCTAATGTGATATCTGATCAGAACAAACGAATGTTTGGTATTCTTGATAAACAGACTTTATTGATTAAAGAAATCAAAGAACGTCAATTAGTTATGGAGGGTCACATGAGTACTTTGAAAAAAGATGTTTCTGAACTTAAAACATGGAAAGCAAATATTGATGAAGCTGGTAAATTAATGGATATTGGGAAGTGGATGAAAGTGCCAGCAGAAGTCGATGGTCGTCTTGAAAGACTTGAAAGGTATGCTAGTATACGGTGGACATTAGTACGATGGGGAGTTGCTATTTTGATTGCTGTAATGGCAGCATTACTTATTCATGCTTATTTTCCTGATTTTCCAAAATTTTTAAAATTAGCATTCAATGTTATATAAACCAAGACACTTTGATTTGGAAGAATTAGCTTGTCCACATGTCTTCAAGAAATTTGGAGAAGTGGCTTGGCAATTCTTTGACGATAAGTTGCTTATGACTCTTGATTTGGTTCGAGATCAGCTTGGTCCTATTTATGTAAATAATTGGAAAGAGGGTGGAGAATTTGATGAAAGAGGATTTAGGTGCTTACAGTGTTCTTTGGTACAAGATGCTATAAAGAAAGGGACTCTTTATGTATCTCCACATATGACTGGTCAGGGAGCCGATTTTGATGTTCATGGAATGGATGCTGGTAAAGTTCGATTATGGTTGGTTGCTAATCAGATAAAACTTCCATATCCAATACGTTTGGAGAAAAATGTTACTTGGGTTCATTTGGATACAAGAGATACTGGAAAAGGGAAAGTGTCATTATTTAATAATTAGGAATAATGGAAAGAAAAAGAAATGGAACGGTTCTTAAAGAAAATCCTTCCATTAATAATAATGGACAGAAGATAAAAGTCTATAGTGAGTTGATTGGAAGAATGATGCTTGCTTCTAAATTGGGAGTTCAATATGAAGGAAAGCGAAATTTATACAAAGCTCTTGGATATAAGACTGACCTTAAATTTGATGATTATAATGCTCGTTATCTCCGTCAGGAAATTGCTAAAGCAGTTATTGATCGTCCGGTAAAAGCTACATGGCAAGGTCCCGTGGAATTAGTGGAAACCAATGAACCAGAAGATACTGAATTTGAAACAGCCTGGAAGAAACTTAGTCGGACAATGGGTTTAAAGTCTTTATTTGTTCGGGTAGATAAATTGACTGGTATTGGTAGATATGGAGTTTTACTTTTGGGAATGAATGATGTAAAGGATAATGCTGGTTGGGCAGTTCCTTTAACAACTGGTAGCAAGTTGGTTTATCTCAAGCCATTTAGTGAGCAAACAGCAAAGATTGATAAATTTGATGAAGATCCAAAGAGTGAGAGATATGGAAAACCTCTATTTTATAATGTTGAGGTAATGGATATGGCTTCTCAAAGGAGTAGTGCTGTTAAGATTCATTTTAGTAGAGTCCTTCATATTATAGACGATAATCTGGAATCTGAGATATATGGTACTCCACGAATGGAAGCTATATTTAATCGTCTGCAGGATATTGAAAAGATTGCGGGTGGTGATGCCGAGATGTTTTGGAGAAACGCCCGCCCTGGTTTTAAAAGTAAAACAGATCCTGATTATGTTATGACTCCGGAAATGGAGGAGGATTTATTGAATCAGTTGGATGAGTATGAGAATGATGTACGCCGGTTTCTTGCTCTTGAAGGGGTAGATGTCGATTCCCTTACTCAAACGATGGCTGATCCTTCTAATCACATGGATACTCAGTTAAAGCTTATCTCATCTCAAACAGGCATTCCTTTAAGAATACTCTCGGGAAGTGAGCGCGGGGAGTTATCAAGTGATCAGGATAGAGGAGAATGGCTGACTTATGTTCAAGGTAGGAGGGAAGAGCATGCAGAACCAAGAATATTAAGACCTGTTGTTGATAAATTTATAGAGTTAGGTATTTTACCTACTCCAAAAAAAGATTACTCAGTGAAATGGCAAGACCTATTCTCAATCAGTGAGAAAGCAAGAGTTGAGATTGGTAAGAGTAGGGCAAATGCTCTGAGAGAGTATATGACCAATCCAGCAGCGATGGAGATCATTCCGCCAACAGTATTTATGATGAAGTTCCTTGGATTTAGTTCTGATGAAGTTGAATTGGTAATGAAAATCCGTGATGATGAAATGGAAGAGGAGGTAAAATTGATGGCTAAGGTTCAGGAAGATTTGAACCCTACTCCACCACCAGCTCCTGGAGGAGGGAATGATAAAACAAAACCGAAGAGTGCTACAGGAACTCCAAGGAAAGAAAAAACAAATAACCCTGATGGTCCAAAACGTAGAATAAGACAAGCAGTATAATGGAACATACGTTGGAACATACGATACTTGTTAATAGGAACTATGATCCTACTAATACGACAGCTCTCCGCGATGCCTTTGCTCGTAATATGAAAAAGAGATTTATTGAGCTTATGAAGGTAATCAGGACTACTATAGTTGATCGTGATTGTTTCGGTTATAATCGGGTGATCAGAGCTTTCCAGATGACTCCGCCATGGGGAGAAGGAGCTTTCTCTTTCCCACGGAGTACTGAAAAAATTGAAGCCTTTATGAAGTGGCTTCAGGAGCAGGTTGATAAAGGAATCCTAACTACTTCTCAGTATGAGCAGTATGGTAATTCTATAGAAAAGGCATGGACTGATTTATATGTGCTGGATTCCTATAAAAGAGGTATAATAAGAGCCCGTTATGAATTAATAGCAGCAGGGATTGCTTTACCTTCCATAGAAGAATCAGGAGGTATTGATGCGGTATTAATGGGCACTCCATTTCATATGGATAGGGTTGGCGTATTATTTACGAGGGTTTACAATGATTTAAAAGGTGTTACAGATGCCATGGATGCTCAGATCAGCAGAGTGCTTGCTCAAGGAATGATTGATGGGGATGGTCCTGCTCTTCTTGCTCGAAAATTGATATCCATTATAAATGGAGATGGTATTGATAGGTTGGGAATTACTGATACCTTGGGTCGATTTATTCCTGCTATGAGGAGAGCAGAGATGATAGCAAGAACAGAATTAATCAGAGCATTCCATTTGGCGACAATACAGGAATATCGGAATGCTGGAATACTAAATATAATAGTTAAAGGAGAATGGAAAACTGCTGGTGATGATAAAGTTTGTTCTGTATGTGCTAGCTTGGATGGTCAGGTATTTGAGTTGGATGTAATAGAACCCATGATTCCAGCTCACCCATTCTGTCGTTGTATTGCTTTACCATGGATTGAAGAGTTGCAGAAATATAAATAATAGGAGGAATAGATTATGCCTTGGACAGTTGGAGATGTTGAAAAACATAAAAAAGGACTCACGGATGCTCAAAAAGCTCAATGGGTTGCTGTGGCCAATTCTGTATTAGCAAAGTGTGTAAGTAATGGTGGATCGGATGCTACTTGTGCTCCTTCTGCTATTCGCCAAGCAAATGGAGTTGTTGGTCATTCTATGAACTACGCTGTTTTTAATAAGAAACAGAAAGTGAATCCAGTAAGAACCGTTCAGCATCAGGGAGCTCCTCATTTAGTAGTTCCTGTATCCATGATGGTTGAAGGAGTTCATAATGGAAGTCATGGACCTATGTTTCATTCTATTGCTGAGTTGGGAAGATTTCCTGATTCATGGAATGGAATGCCTGTTGTAATTGATCATCCGGAAATTAATGGAGTAAATGTATCTGCCAATCAGCCGGAAATAATTGAACAGCAGAAGATAGGTTCTATATATAATACTCACGTGGATGGTGCCAGATTGATGGCAGAGATGTGGATTCATGAAGAGAAGCTAAGGCAATTATCTTCAACTGTCCTTGCTGCTTTACAAGCAGGTGAGACTTTGGAAGTAAGTTTAGGAGTATTTACCGAAGAGGATGAGACTCCTGGAACTTGGAATGGAGAAACATATGAAACCATTGCCAGAAATCACAGACCAGATCATTTAGCACTTCTCCCCGGCGGTGTTGGTGCCTGTTCAGTGGCTGATGGTTGTGGAACTTGTGTTAATAAAGCGACATGTGTCGTAAATCAGAAAGGAGGAAACAATGTGAATGAACTCGAATTTAACAAAGCGTTAAAAGAGTTTTATGTAAACCAGCTTAACAGTAATGCTGAGCAAGGATACAAGGAACTTGTGGATTCCGCCCGTCAGAAGATTGATTCTATGGATTCAGAAAATACGGTTCATTTCTTACAAGAAGTGTATGATGATTTTCTGGTTTATGAAGTCCGTCAAAGGGTGGGAGGTACTAAAGTGTACAAGCAGGAGTATCAGTACAATGGTGGTGCTATTGAGCTGAAAGGAACTCCTACGGAAGTACGGAAGAAAGTGGAATATATTGCACTTGCTGAAGGTTCTGGCAGAAAAAGAACCAGATTAATTAATGAAAATAAGGAGGTTACTATTATGGCAGAAAATGCTGAAAAGTGCACTCCCTGCATCAAGAAAAGAGTGGATGCTTTGATTGCTCATGAATCAAAGAAGTTTGCTGAGACTGACAGGATGTGGCTGGAAACTTTCTCTGAAGAACAGCTAGATAAAATGATTCCAACTGTTGTAATCATTTTAT